CTAGTTATCAGTTAATCGATAATAAATCAGTAGCAAGGTTTGAACTAAGGGCAAACTTCGATATGGGGGAGAATAATACAGTAACCTGTGATCAAACAGGAGAAACCTATAAAGTAAACACTGGAGAGATTATCGAATTAAAAGAAGCTGGTAAGTATATTTTCTTCTCAGAATACTTCTTAATATCAGCTAAGTTGACTGTAAAAGATTTCCCATTGACTGTAGAGATTAAAGCTTCTAAAGAAATGGATACTCTTACTCCGGAGGTAGATTCTGTAAGTACCATAATAACCTGTACTTCTAACCATGATAACTTTGATACCAGTATACAGTTAGAGGGGTCAGAGGAATTACATCCTTCTCCGTATACTTTTGAAACTTCAAAAGCCGGAGAGTATACCTTTATGGCAGCTAATAAGAAGGATGTAAAAGTTACTTATCAGGTAGGTATAGAATTCCAGGTAACTCCCGTAGAAATTATCTGGGAAGCTTCAGATTTGGAAAATAAACAAGTTAATATTAATACAGGAGAAAGTCAACAATGGAATATAATACAGTAATAACCTCTCACGCTATGGATTCACTTGCAAAAACTCTATTTACTACAATTTTCATAGAATGTACCCAGATCGTTTTCGATTTAAGATGGATGATCCTATTAGGGTTCATATTAATAGTTTCGGATTTATGGTTTGGGATAAGAGCTTCTAAGTATTTGAATGTAAATGTAAGGAAGTCCAGAGCTGGTAGAAGAACTCTCAATAAGATAATAGATTATATTTGTTATATCTCTTTGGGAGCAGTACTGGGAAAAGCCATAGGAGAACCCTATGGCTTGGATCCTATAATTGTAGCCATATCGGTAATGATACTTTGTTATTGCTTTGAGTTGGATTCTATTTATGGTCATATCTGTACCTTACATGGGATTGATAAGAAGTATAGTATTTGGAAATTACTATGGTTACTTATAACCTTTAAATTCAAAGACTTCGGGGAAGCCTTTTCCGATATCAGAAATCAAGTTAAAATTCACAAAGAAAACAAAAGTATATGAAAACCTATTTTCAATTCGAAAGCCTTATTAAATCTAAGGATGTAGCAGAAGGTATAGCTTGCCCAATTGGGGCAGGCCCTTTCTGTGGATTTGGTTCTGTTACTGTAGACGGTAATACTCTCAAGGTACAATCACAAGGTAATGATGATTCTTTCTTCAAGAATGATATACTCGATCGTATCAATGCCAGATATATCAAGAAAAATGTAAATGATGGAGAATTACCCGATATATGGTTCGGATGTATTTCAAGAGATGGGTATATATTTATTTCAGACGAAAAAGAAATAGGTAATATACCCATTGAAGGAAATAAGGGTGTAACTGATGATGTATTTCTCTTTGCAGTACATGATGAAGTTACTGAGCCAATTGAAAACCCAGTTAACTTTGTAGCCTATTGGTCAGAAGGTAATGAATCTTTGTATACCTTATACAAGAAGTCACTTAATCCCTATTACCCCATAGCTGATAATGCTCATGAATGGGATATTAATGGGAGAGACCCCTATATAAATTCTCAAATGAATTTTACTTACTTGCTTAAGCAAGTAGAGGCAAACTGTACCAGATATAAGAACTCTAAAGATTCTATGGTACTTATTGGAATCTATGGCTCAGGTACCGATACTAACACTAACACTGTAGAGGATTATTCTATAGTTCCCTATGGTGGAATATTCCCCCAACCTTTGCCTTTTACTTCAGCTTACAGAGGATTGGTTAATAAATCAGTAAAAAGATTAGAGAATTTATTGTCTGGTATCCCCAATGATTATGAAAACATTAAACAGTACATTGATTACTTATTCGAATCCTATAAGGGAAGCATAGATCAATCTGCTAAGATTATACCTCAAGGAGCCATTATGCTTTGGTCAGGTACTACTCCTCCCGATGGTTGGGCTTTATGTGATGGTATAGACGGTAGACCTAACCTTATCGGAAGATTCGTTAAAGGATGGGGACCCGGTAATGGTACTATTGGAGAAACTGGAGGTAATGCAGAGGGAAAGGTTACTCTTAATGCTAACCAATTGCCTAAACATACTCATGATTATCGAGATTACTTCTTTCTTGACCATGCTTCTGATGGTGGGGGTCCGGGTAAGGTTATTAAATATGAAAATATAGGTCAAGCTGTAAATTCCAAACATAGATCTATGGATAATCCAGTTTGGGCAAGATATCTCGAATCTACTTCAGAAGTCAATAATTCGGCTCAGAATTCTATAAATATAGAACCAGGATATTACATACTAGCTTATATTATAAAACTATAATAAAATTGAAAAACTTTTTGATGTTGCGCATTTTATTTTTAGCTTAAAACTCATGTGTTAGGGAGAAGGGGATGTTGGGAAATATCCCCTTCTTTTTGTGTTAATACTTAAGTTCTTCTTTAGCTCTGTCTTCCCAATATTGAATATCTGATCTTAATTCCGATATGTATTTAACTGAAGAGTTAGTTTTAGGCATATCAAAGAATTCTACCAATAACAAGTTAGTAATCCTTCCACTATCTTTAATCCTTTCTTTAATATATGGAGGAGGAGTAAGTAATACCTCGAATACCATGTAAGCATCAATAGATAAATGATCTTTCATATATGAATACATCATCTCAAGCATTTCAGATTTAGCTTTCTCTTCTTCACTGTCATCCTCTAACTCTTTATCATTATCGAATAAATCATCTAACTTAAATAAGGATTGATTATATTCTGCTTGTTCTCCATAGGCAGAACGGAGTAATTTATTCTTAAATGTACTGAGTGAAGCAAGGATTCTTGCTTTTAAATGTTCTTCCGAACAAGTACCATAGTATTTATTGAATACATATAACATCTTATCCCAGAAATAAGAAGATATAATATCTGGAGTAAGATTATATCTTTTGTAATCAATTTGCTTAGTAAGGTTTCTAATTACTGGCTTACATACTTTATATAACCTTAGAAACATCTGTTGATCATAATTCTCTTGCATGGTTTTCAACCTATGCAATTCCGATCCGTTATTACCTCTACTTCTCATGTGATTTTAAGTTTTCGTTTATGCAAATATAAGAATAATATTTTATATAAAATAATAATACTTATATTTTCTGACGTCATGGTAGAGGAGGGTATAGTTCTTGATAACTGATACATTCAGTACAAACATGAGACTACGAATATCTATTAGCTTATAATAAATATTGCAATATGATTATGAGAAACAAAAGTAAAACCAAATTTACATTTAGCCCAGAGTTTCAATTAGAGATTCTAAGATATATCATTAAGGATAAGGAAGGAGGATTGATTCTTAAAAGGATTAAACCTAATTATCTGGTATTAATAGAGCATTCGATTATCTGTGAGGGCATCATTAAGTATTATAAAAAGCAAAACAAAATACCTTCTGAGAATGTTCTAAAAGAAGTTATTAAAGAATTGCTAGAGGGTAAACAATATGCAGACTTAGTAACTAAAGATGATATACCAAATATCGATAAGGTGATCAGTAATCTTTATCATTTACCTCTATCTGATGCCGATTATATAAAAGAGAAGATCTATCAATTCTCAACTTATGTAGAGATGAAGAATCTAAATGATTCCTTCGATTTGGATAACTTCGAACAGTATGAGGAATATTCACGTAAGATTGAGAAAATCCTTCAAAAGAGTAAACCTAAGAAGGAGGATGAACCTGCTTATATGATTAGGGATATGGTAGAGAGACAATTTAAAAGACAATCAGAACCCTCCGTAATACCCTGTCCATTTAGGCAAATGAATGCTTTAACTAATGCTGGAGGATATCCTGAGCACTCGGTTAATGTGATCTTAGATAAACCTAAGGCAAAGAAAACCTTCTTTATGGTAAACCTTGCAAGAGGTTATCTAAGAATGGGGAAATCGGTTTATTATGTAGATACAGAAAACGGTAAAGATCAGATTCTCGATAGATTCATTCAATCTTCTATCAATAAAACGAAGAAAGAGTTATATTCTGGAGAGTATGATAAGCTTGAATCTAAACACCTTAGGAAACTTGCAAGATTTGGTGTTGAATTAGTGGTTGAAAGAGTACCTGCTATGATTACTGATTGTAATTATATAAGGGATAAGATAATTAAGTTTAGGAATCAGGGGCTAGATATTAAGGTTTTATTTGTTGATTATGCAGGTAAGCTAGCTTCTATTGCCAGAGATAAAGAGGATTTTGATCGTATATCCAATGTGTATATCGATTTACAAAATCTTGCAGAAGAACTCAATTTAGACATTGTATGGACTGCTCACCATATTACAAGAGAAGGTAAGAAACATAGAGCTACTAGATATGATGAAAATGATATATCTGGTTCTATTGCAATCATTCGTAATGCCCAAACTATTTTTGGTCTTAATTCTACTGCTCAGGAAGAACAGGATGATATATTAAGAGCTGAATTAGTTGTACAGAGGGATGGTTTACCTTCAGGTAGAGCTTTGTTTAAATGCGATGTTGAACGCCAAAGATGTAAGGAATTCACTCGAGACGAAAGAGAGAATTATGATAAAATCTATGGGGCTAAGTTAGATGAACAATTTAAGAAGAGTACTAACCCAGATGCCGATCCTAAAAAGAGGGCTAATAATAGTGGAGATATTTAGACATGAAAACAAAGACGGTAAAAATAGTAAAAGATAGATGGAGCGATGAATTAGCTTTAGAAATATCTCATAATGGTTGGCAAACTACCTCTATTGGTAATTTAGATTTAGAGGATTTAAAGAGAATCCGAAAAGTAATTCGTAAAGCTATAAGGGAACATGAAAATAACCAATCAGTTTAAATCTAGATTAAGGACATACTTCATTAAACGATTAGGGGGAAGAGATTATAGGCATGGATGGATGCGTATACCTACTTGCCCCTATTGTGGTAGAGAAGAGAAACTGGGAGTTAATCTCTCTATGTACCGAACAAATTGTTTCAGGTGTAATGCCCATCCTTCTCCTGCTCAATTAATAATGGACATAGAGGGATTCACTGAATATCATGAACTAATTAATTTTTTGAACAATGGACAATTTGATGAACTTCAATTTAAAGAAGAGAAAATCGAACTTGCCGAAAGCAAACCGATATATCTCCCCGAAGGATTTAGAAATATTTCGCTCGGAAATAGTCAACTTGCAAAAAGCATTCGGGGATATGTCAAGAAACGTGGCTTTAACATCGAGGATTTTTCAAGATATGGCATTGGGTATGGTACAAAGGGCTCAACCTATGGGTATCTCATTATACCCTTTTATTATCGAGGACAACTTAGATACTACAATGCCCGAAATGTTATTGGCAAAGGACCCAGATATAATAACCCAGACAAGGATATCACTGGACTTGGAAAACAATTTCTCATCTTTAATCATGATGCGTTGGAAATGTATCGGTCGGTATTCATTTGCGAAGGAGCACTTAATGCCCTCACTATGGGAGATAGAGCAATTGCCACAATGGGTAAAGCTATATCTAAGTATCAAATAAACGAATTACTTAAAGCTCCCTGTGAAAGATATGTTATATTATTGGACCCAGATGCAAAAGAGTATGCCATTAACCTGGCTTTCAAATTAGTAAATTATAAAAAAGTAAAGGTTATCTTTTTACCTGAGGGGAAAGATTGCAATGACTTAAAAAAACCTGCCGTTATGAGGTTAGTATATTCTACTCGGTACCAGAGTTATCAAGAATTGATTGCTATCAGAAACTCATTGAAATAAGGAGTTCCTATTATATTATATAAATTTAAATTCCTAAAGTATGAAACAGTTTATTATTGAATGGTGTGTAAATATGGCTATAGCTCTTGCTTTTCTTGGGTATATAGGGGTTGTTATGTTAGGTATATATCTTTTAAATGATAATACTTTGAAAGGTTTTATATATGTAGGTTTATGGATTTTATTTGTAATTGTAACCACCCTAACCTCATACATAAGGTATCATGAAAGAAGAAAGAAATGATATGAATATTAAACGTTCCCCATCTATCCATATAACTAAGTCTCAATTTGAGGAAATATTAAATACCCTAGAGGTAGATAACTTCCCAGTTGAGGCTTTTTTTGTTATTGCTCGAAAAGAGGCAATAAATCATAGAGCAGTCTTAGTTTCTAACCATAAGAACGCTAAGCGAGTTAATAACATATTACTAGCATCTAAGGGGGATGCTGCCCTTGTTGCTGATATTTTATATGCAACCCGTATAAAATTAAAACATCGGGGAGTTCGGAAAATAAATGAGAGTAATTCTCGAGAATGGGCAAACTGTAAAAAGCTTGCCGAAGTATGTAACACTTTTTGTGAAGATTTTAAATTTGATACCCGGGAAGGTTTTATTAAATACATTGAGACTGGGTTAAAGAGAATGACTGATTATCGTAATGTTATGCAAAGGTTATTATCCATGCAGGAGAACATTACTAATCAGGTAGAGGCCGAATTAGAACTCAAGGGGGATAAGGACCCAGGCTTTACCAAAGACATCCATGATGAATTCATAAAAAGAGTTGCTAGTGTTACTGGTATTTATGAATCTTATGAACATCAGCCAGAGAAATATGTTCACTTTCTTAGGATTCATAATCTAATGGATGAAAAGGATTGGAATGTATTTCAATTTTTGGATGCCCAGTTCGAAGCTCTTGCTTGGTGTAATGGATTACCAGAACCAAGTCAGATGTATAATGATAAAGCCATTGAAAGATATAATAAATACTTATATAAGAATAAGAGTAAACAACTCCTGGATGATGAGCCTCAAGTAGAGGGAAGCCTCTGGGATAAAATAAAAGATTAGTATGAGTAAGATAATTATTCAGAATGGTAATATGTGTGAACTTGATATACCCCTCAAGTATGCGCAGAAACTCTATAATGAGTTTGCCATTCGACATCCGAATGCCTTCTATTTAAGAATAAGGCAAAGAGGTATGCAGAATTGGGATGGCAAGATTCACTACATCACCAAGACTGGGCAATTTAAAATAGGTTTACTTCCCAAGGTATATGATAGATGTATAGAGATGGGAATTAAACCTAAAGTTGTAGATATGCGTCAACCTTTACCCAAAGTCAGTAAAGTTGTTACGAATATAGGTAAATATAAATTAAGACCAGAACAAGAGAAGGCTGTTAAATCTGTAATCAATAATCGAGTAGGAGATATACCCTTTCAAATTGGAGTATTGGATTTGACTGTAAATTTTGGGAAAACCCTTATCATGACTTCTCTTTACTTGTCTTATAAGAAACAGTTAAAGACTTTGTTAATAACTAATGATTCTGATTGGTTAAATCAGGCTAGAGAAGAATTTAAGCAATATCTTCCCGGAGAGGATATCACTTTTGTTCAAGGCAAAGTTTTAAACTGGTCTAATTTTACTATAGGTATGGTCCAATCTATTTCAAGGAACATGAGATTCTATCAGAAAGAATTATCTCAAATAGATATGGTACTTGTAGATGAGGCAGATCAAGGGGGCAGTAAGCAATATCAGAATGTAATCACTCGGTTATTTAATACCCGAATCCGTATAGGATTATCTGGTACCATTTATATGAGTAAGCTTGCAAAGGATAAGGTTAAGAACATGAACCTTGAATGTTTCTTTGGTGAAGTGATTGCAGAATTTAAACTCAAGGATTCTATTAAGAAAGGTTATTCAACTAATACTGTAGTAAAGATAGTACCTGGTAAACCCTGGTATGGTAATTGGGAATCCGATTGTATATCCTATAAGGAGATCTATGATGATTCTATTACTGATAATAAAAGGGCTTGGTTAATGGCTTATAATCGATTACAATGGAATCTTAATCAAGGTAGATTTCCTGCTCTCGTAGTATGTAAGCATATTGCACATTGTGAAAATCTATATAAATTCTTTAAAAAGAAACTGGGCGATGCCTATAATATTGCCTATGTTCATGTTAATACTAAACCTAAATTAAGACAACAAATAATGAAGGATTTTAGGGAAGGTAAAATCGATATCCTGGTATCAACTACCATCATTGCTCGAGGTAAAAACTTTCCTAAGCTTAGGTATTTGCTTAATGCAGCAAGTATGGATAGCCAAGAAAAATCGATTCAATTCCTTGGTCGTTTGGTAAGAACCGATAAATCGAAAAAGAAAGTGTACCTTGATGACCTTCACTATCCTGGAGATTATTTAGATAGGCATGGTAAACATAGGAAACAATATTATCAGAGACAAGAATTGAAAGTAATATTGTTAGATAAGCTTTGGAAGAATCATCCTAACCATAGCCTTAGTCAAAATTAACTAGAAGTACTATGAGTATTTACTTTTTCTCCGAAGGAGGAAAAGAAGATTACAATTAAAAGCATAGAGGCATATACCTATAAATAATACATTATGAAGATTACAATAACACTAATAACAATTGCTTTATTCATAATCCTAATATTTATTCTCAAGTTTATGAATAAAGAACCTTACGATTATACATGTCACAATTGCAGTAAGAGATTCCGAAAGAAAGATCTTTTAGATCTCAGGGGATCTTGGCATTTGAAAGATTGGACTTGTCCTCATTGCAAATATCAAAATATAACAGTAATAACCAGCTATAAGCCATGAATGATAAACTTATATGTATCAAGGATGAGGATGATCCCAAATTAATTGATCTCCTTTCAGACGGATGGAAGATAATTCAGATCTCTGCTGCGGGCATTTATTGCTGGGTACTTTTAAGAAAACCTTTAAATCTATAGCCATGATAATCACAATAATAATTTTAGTTATACTAGCTCCAATCCTAAATATTTTATTATTCAGCAACAAATACGATGAGAATGATGAAGAGTATTAAACAATTATTTAAGGTTTCCATTATGGATGAGAAGAACACTATTGATCAGGTATTCAATAATAAAGATCTGATTTGGATATCTGATATCAGACGAAATCGGGACTGTCCCGATTCTTGCGATTATTATTTTATAATCAAGTACTCTAAGGACCTCTCTTTCAAGTTTATTCAAGAAGGTTCTACTAAGAAAGATCCTGTACAGTTAATAAATCTCCGTCAACTATTTATAAATACAATCGGACATAGTTATCTCTCTCTTACAAAGGGAGATACCAAAGATATAATTATTCGAACTTTATAAATTTTCAGAGAATGGCAAAGAAGAAACAAAAGCTACCAGATCTTTCCAAACAAGACATTCTTACTCCCATAGATTTGAGTACTATGGGAACTAACGGAGATCCCTGCTTTGGTATTGGGTATGATTTATCAACTAAAGAATGTAAGCTATGCGGAGATTCAGAACTATGTGCATTCAAGATGTCCCAGAACTTGAACATTACAAGGAAAGAATTAGAACAGAAGAATCAATACAAAGATTTGGATGTATTAGAAGACACGGTTGGTATCAAGAAGTACATCCGAGGCTTGATTCGGAAAGGGAAAGACAGAAAAGAGATTATTACAAAGGCTGTTGAGAAATTCGAAGTACCAAGAAAACGTATTAGAGAACTTTATAAAGAATGTATTAAATGATGAAATATTAAATGATGAAACCAATAGAGATGATATGGGCTATGTTCAAGGTATACCTTAATAACCCAAACTATTTTGTAAAGCAAGAGGATGTACTTGCTAACCTATGTATGAAAGGATCAGTAGATGTATTAAAGATGTGTAATTCACTGGGAGTACACGTTTCTAGACCCGAGAAATTAACCTTTGGACAACTCTTACGTAAATGCAATATATTATGAACAGATTTAGATTTATCAAAGTAAGGGAGGTAGTATCTCCCAACAGAGCAAACCCAAATGATGCTGGGTTAGATTTTTATGTACCAACCAACTTGACTTCAGAGGATATTCATTCTAAGAATGAAGCCGATAGGGAGGGATATGGTTTGGATATCCCTTTTAGTGAAAATTTTGTAAGGCATATAGCTTTACAATCGGGTCATAGAATACTTATTCCATCGGGGATCAAGGTATTACTAGAACCTCCCACATCGATGTTAATGGCAGCAAATAAATCCGGTATAGCTACTAAGAAAGGTTTATTATTTACTGCTGAGATAGTAGATTCTCCCTATGTGGGTGAAATACATATCGGAGTATATAATACTTCTCAAGAAACTCAGATTATTGAGGCTGGTCAAAAGCTAGTACAATTTATTCATGTACCAGTTTATATTACTGAACCCGAGGAAATTCAGCAAGAGGAATTCTATTCAGAATCTCAAATGTGGGGAAGTAGAGGAGATAAAGGATTTGGTTCATCTCAAATTAAATAACAGTGGACATAAGGAATATAAATGAACAAGTGCCTCAGATAGAAGAAACTGAGGCACGGATACTACAAGAAATGTATGATCTTGGGTTAGAACAATTCTTTGGATATAAATCCATAGAAAAGCTACCAGATTACCCATTAGATATAAATAACCCAAAGAACCAAGTTATCCTCAAGGACTTCATTGGTAGAGTTATCGAAGAATTAACCGAAGGATTCGAATCTACAGATGAAGTAGTATCTATATATCGGGATTATGGGTGGAATAATGATTGCTTAACTTCAGAAGAATATACTCAGGTATTAAATCATCTAGCAAATGCAAATGAAGAACAGGCAGATGCTTTGGGATTCTTCTTTACTTTGCTTGTGTATTCTAATATATTGCCAGAAGATATATTAAAATACAAAGATGCAAAGAGTTTATTTGAGGTAATGGCAATCGGAGTTAAAGAAATACTTATCAAGTACCCGGATCATCGAAGTGTAAGGAAATATCCTATACTAAGTTCAACAGATTGGGCAAAAGAAGATAGAGCAGAATATGATAAGATAGTTTCTTATACTCCCGGTTTCAATGAAATGAGTGAAATATCCCATGAAAACGAGAAGTTATATTTATGGGAGGTAGTATATGAACTAAACAAGGCAAGGAATTTCCTTAAATGTAGACCTTGGAAACAAACCCAAGTGATGACTAAGGAAATAGACTTTCAGGAATCCTTAGTAAAATCATTCTATCTATATATGGGATTTTTAGCTATGAATGGATTTACTCCTTGCGGCTTATTTAGTTTATTCTTTAAAAAACAACGTCTCAATTTATGGAGACAAAAAACTAATTACTAGCATGTCAGGTTGGAACCGTAAACTAAAGGGTCTTCAGACCAATACTGAGGAATCCTTACATTCATTGGAATTTGCTACTTCACAAGAGGCATGGGAAAAACTCAATGAGGGTTTCCTAAGATTAGATCCTATACTTTTTGAAAAAGGGTCTACTGCTAACAGTGGAGTAGCAGTAGTGTATAATGTATTTATAAAGATACGAAAAGCATGGGTAGACCCAGAATTTGATTATGGAAGATGTTTCAATTACAAAGAAACTAAGTGGACTAGCTTATTGAATAACTACATTGACTTTAATAAGCTTGATTTGATGCGTAGTAAACTGAGGGTACTGAAAAACAAGTATAATCAGAATTACAATGTAACTTATATGTTTAACAATCATCATGATAATGGTAAACAATGTCTGATAGCTGCTACATTCTCAAAACGGTTTGGGGAAGATATACCGGTAATAACTATGGTAATACGAGCTTCCGAGATTACGAAGAGACTACTCTTCGATTTCCTCTTAATCCAGCGTATGTCAGAATATGTATACGGACCAGATCAGTCGGTACAAATCAACCTATTCGCAACTCAAATGTACGGAAATGTGGAGACACTTCTAATGTATCATACCCATAAACCTTTGAAGAAAGTACTTAAGGGTACTGATAAAGAAAACCCTTGGATCAAAAGGTTAAAGGAAATCTTCGATAAATTTCAGAATGGTACAGAGAAAGAATTCTCTTCATTCAAGGTATTCTTTAGAAGTTTTAAAGTGCTTCGACCAGATTTATATGAGGAAACATATAAATCAATGAAAGCAAAAGAATTACTTCTTGAATATGAAGACATAGAATATCCAGAGAATGTAATTTCTTACTCTCAACGTAAAGCATATAAGAAAAAACTTTTAAAACAACAAAAGAAATGAGGATTTATTCGAACAGTTTTGAGTTAATGTCTGAAATGGGCAGAGAGCTCAACAGTTATGGTCAAATTGTGAAACCAAAGACCTATCAGAATAAGGTAATCGAAGGTAATGAGGATTTTATAACAAAAGAACTCATTTGCCAGCAATATTGCTTAACTTCATTGGGAGACCCGGTATGGTTATTCGTATTCTCTCATTCAAAAGAATGGGCAGATGCCGAGTTTAAAGAAAGGATTGGTTGGTATGATTTAAATCCAGGTAAAGCTTGGGAATTGAGAAAAGATTTATGGGAACAGTTTTTGGTGAATGGTAAGTTTGATTACACCTACCCAGAGCGTATTTGGAACTCGTTATACATTTATGGTAGTACATCATTCAACTGTGATCTTGCCATGCAATCAGTTATTGAGCTTCTTAAGAGAGATAATGATACTCGTAAAGCAGTACTTCCTATATTCCATGGTACAGATTTAAGGTTCCTTGATGGTAGCAAACGTATACCATGCTCTATGTATTATGATTTTCTTATCCGTCAGAATGGTAAAGGAGAGAAAGTATTACATATTTGCTATCACCAAAGAAGTTCAGATTTTGCCCAACATTTCGGTAATGATATATATTTAGCTTGGAGATTAATGGAATATGTAGCCAAAGAAGTAGGAGTAAAGCCTGGTTATCTATATCATACCATAGATTCATTACATATATACAAAAAAGATTGGCATTTCTTATCTTGTAATTTAGAGGATTTGAAAGATGAATACTAAATATTCAAATATAAAAGGGTACCCTGGATATTATATATCTAAAAGGGGTACCCTTTTTACTTCTCTTAAAAGGGTAGGAGTTAAAGGGAAAGGCCATGGTAGGAAAGGTACTACTACTGTGATTTCTAATACTTGGAGAAAGAGGTTGGTATCATTAACTTCTAATGGGTATTTACAATGTACTTTGTTTAGAAAGAGGTTTTATATACATAGGTTAGTATATGAAGCTTGGATTGGTAATATACCAAATGGGTATGATATTGACCATATAAATGGTATAAAAACTGATAATCGAGTATCTAATCTAAGAGCAGTTCCAAGGTCAGAAAATTTGAAACATAACTATGAGTTAGGTTTTAGGGGTTCTAATTATATACATACTTTTTCTGATAAAGAAAGGAATTTAATAATGATAGACCATAAAGAAAAGGGTCTTAGTATAAAGAAAATATCTCTTAAGTATGGATATTCTAGGTACTTTATTCATCAGGTATTGAAAGGAATTAGATAATGGAAACAAGATATCACATAATAAGAAACAAAAGAGAGTTAAAGAAACTCATTGCCTGTTGTAAATCAACTGGTTATGCTTGCTGTGATTATGAAACAAATGCAGAACCTATATATAATAAGGGTTTTAAGCCAACTATACTCTCAGTATCCTGGATGCCAGGGTTTGGTGCTTCTATTCCTTTAGACCATTTCCAAACAAAAGAATATACTTCACCGGGATGGGACTGGAAGAAGATGCTAAGGGAATTTGGGGAAGAGGTAATTGAGAATTATGAGATAACTAAGGTTGCATGGAACTGGAAATTTGATGATCAGATAAATCAGAAGTATCAGATATTCTACAGAGGTACATGTTTAGATGGGATGCTTGCTAAATATGTTCTCAACGAGGAAAAACCAAATGATCTAAAATCAATGGTAAGAAGGTATTTACCTGAGTATGGTAATTATGAAAAGCAAGATGCTTTCGATAAGATACCTTGGGATCAAAAAGAATTAGACCCACTTTGCCATTATGGGTGTCAAGATACAGATTATACTCTTAGATTAATGATATTCTTTGAGAAGAAGTTAATTGATTTGGGTTTATACAGTACTTTTAGAAATCTAATAATGTCTGCATCAAGGGTACTCACTTCAGTAGAGAAGAATGGTTTATATCTAGATAGAGAGTTCAATAATCAACTACTGGAAACCTATAAACCAAAAATAGATGCTGCTAGACAAGCCATATATGATTTGCCAAGAGTAAAGAAATTCGAAAAGAAGTATAACCAAGAAAAGATTGATAAGTATATTCAATCTATCGAATCAGAACTTGAAGAGTTAGATTATAATGACCCAAAAGATAAACAGAAGATTGCATCAAGGGAACAGAAAATCTCAAATATCAAGGCAGGTATATTCACAACTAAAAAGGAAAAAGAACTAATAAGACCCATTAATTTGGGTAGTCCAGTTGATTTACCTGCATTGATGTATTCGGATGATGGTTTCCATTTTGATGTGATTAAGAATAATGAATCTGGTAAACCAAGCACCGATGAAGAGACTTTAACTAATTTAAGGTTAACAGTTAAAAACCCAGATTCACCAAAGGCCATCTTCCTTGATAGACTTCTTGAATTACGAGGGTTAGAGAAGATGTATAAAACTTACATTGAGGGTTGGAATGAAAAAGTACAAGATGATGATAGGTTACACGGGAGATTTCTTATTCATGGGACAACAAGTGGAAGATTGTCTTGTATAAGTGGAGATTCTTTAGTTCTAACAAATTATGGTGAGATACCTATTAGGGAGTTAGAATATTTCTCTGATGAGGATGATATAAAAGTAATGACTCAAGAAGGTTGGAAACCTTTAGTAGATTTTATTTACAAGGGGGAACAAGAGATGTATGAAGTTACTTTAGAAGATGGAACTTCTATTAGATGTACATTAGATCATAAATTTATAACTAATCAAGGGACTAAAAGTTTAAGGTCAATCTACAACAGTTCCCGAAAAACTATATCTAATAAAATTAAATTATTAAGATATGTCGAAGAACAAGAATAATCGACCTAAAGAAATAATGTCTCTAAAAGGTCCGAGTAGGAAACTAGAACTTATAGTAGAAGATGGTAAGAGGTATATAAAGAAACACGACTTGCAGCATTATTTCTTTGATCAGAAGTGGAAGATAAAAGATTTCCAATATCATTTTGGACTTGGCCATAGGATAGTAAGAGGATCCCTATACAAATGGTTTTCTAAAGAAGAGATAGATAAGTCTCACAGGGAGAAAATTGCTGAAAGACAAAAGGGAGAGAATAATTCTAATAGGATTAATTGGTATAGACCTTCTAAGGTAATTCCTTTAGAGTTGTTAGAAAAAACCATACAAGGTTCTCTTACTAAAAGGGAAGTGAAAGAGAAATTAAATCTAACTTCTTATGAACTTTCTAGTATACAGCAATATTATAATTTCAGGCTTCCCAATAAAAATAGGTTGATAGATGATTTTTGTTCTAATCACTTAACTAAGAAAGAAATCTTTCTCTTATCAAAATTCTTATGTATACAGGAATTAGAGAAAGATTTCTTGAGTGGAGACCCTAAGAGAATCATGGAAGTAGTAAGAAAATTACATTACCTACAGTATGATCTAAGGATTATTATTAGAAAACTTAAGAAGTATTATAGGGAAGAAGATTATAATTTACCAACTAACATAGTAGAGTACAGGTTTTATAAAGAGCTTATAAAAATGAGGTATAAAGTGATACCTCAATTCTTTTTTAAGGATCTTAATATACATGTAGATTTCTTATTAGATGATTCTATAATTCTGGAGTTAGACGGGAAAATGCATGTACGAGAATTAGATTTAGAAAGAGATAAAGCACTTAACTCACTCGGTTATCAAGTAATTCGTATAGACTTAGAAAAAGAAAATCTAAGTAGGTTCATGAAAAATAGTGATATAAGAAAATGTTTAAAGAAGTATCTATTAAATCAATAATTCCAGTTGGATTACAGGGAGTATACGACTTATCAGTAGATGAGTGCCATCAATTTGTGGCAAATGGTATATTGCATCATAATTCTGCAGAACCTAATGCTCAACAAATCCCAAAGACATCGGTAGACCCAAATATTAAATTACAATTAAAAGCTCCTAAAGGAACTCTTTATATTGCTAGTGATTTCTCACAAGCAGAATTAAGAATCATGGCTCATCTTTCTGGAGATGAAACTTATCTGAATGCTTTTAATTCGGGTCAGGACCCTCACTTGGCAATTGCTGCAACAAAATATCATATACCTTATGAAGAAGCTTTAAAAATATATGAGGATGAAAATCATCCAGACCATAATATATGGAAGGTAAGGAGAAAGCAAGCTAAACAAATTGCTTTTGGACTTATTTATGGGATTGGTGCTAAACTTCTAGCAGTAAAATTATCAGACCCAAAATCGGGTATTATAGTTACACCTGAAGAAGCTCAAAAAGAAATGGATGTATTCTTCGGTCAGCATCCTAAGCTAAAGACCTTCTTAAAGAAACAAGAGAAATTTCTAAGAAAGAATGGATACTTAGTTTCTCTATTTGGTAGAAAAAGAAGATTACCCCAAATATATTCAAATGATAGAGGAGAAGAAGCTTATGCTTTGAGATTAGCCTTGAATTTTCCTTGCTTATTACCATCATCCCAGGCCCTTAGTAAAACTAAGGGATGGGTAAATTATGAAGATTTAAAAGTTGGTGATGAGATATTAGCTTTTAATCGGGACATAGGAGAATCAGAATGGCAAAAGGTTGAAAGGGTAAATGTATTTGATTATGATGGAGATATGATTAGGTTAAAGACAAAACATCTAGACGTACTATCAACTCCAGACCATAGATGGGTAGTTACTAAACCAAATAAAATATCTAAGTTAGATAACACTAAAGTATTAACTTCTGAAGAATTATATAATTCAGATAAGCCTTATGCTATCCCAATAAGAGCTCCTCATAATAATCAAGTGAAAGCTAGATATTCGGATGCTTATGTAGCTTTTTTAGGTTGGTATCTTACTGATGGTCATTTGAAGAATGGTAATATAGTAAGAATATGTCAGAGTAATACTGCAAATCCTCACAAGGTAGATATTATTGATTCTATCATGGAAGAATTAGATGTAGAATTCTCCCGTAGAGAAAAGAATCAAGTAATATGGGAAATAAGAGACCCAGGATTTGTTTATAAACTTAATAGGTTAGTTCCTGAACGTAAGTTAAATATGAGGTTATTAACTCGATTAACTAACCCTCAATTAAGTATCTTATTAGAGAATATGAGGTTAGGAGATGGTTGGTCGGTATGGGCAACCGGAGATAAAACTCAAGGAGAATTACTCCAGGCTTTGGTAGTACTTTGTAACAACACTTCAAGTATGTATGAATTATCTCATGAAGGTGACCTATCTTATTTTAAAGATAAGAAACCCAGTAAATACGGCCAAGAGTTTGTACGGGCTACTAAAACTAGTTATGGAGTAAAATTTTCTAATTTTAGGAAATCAGTAAACACCAAGAATACTTACAATTCAGAAAATAATCTGACGAAAGAGAAATACGTAGGTAAAGTATGGTGTCCTACTGTAAAATCGGGGGCTTTCTTTACAAGAGTAATCGGTGAAGATAAACGATATAGAACTTTAATTACTGGCAATTGCCAGTCTGCAGCTTCAGATATGTGTCTGTTTGGTAGTATTTTAATTTATTATCTCATGAGACAAGGGAAATTACCTCCAACTAAATCCGTATGCTTAGTTCATGATGCTAATTATCAGATTACTAAGCCAGAGAATATAAATATCTGGAGTATTTATGAAATGTGGCAAATTTATAGAAATCCCTTAACTAAGCCATACTTTGGTTTTCAAATAGATGATGTTACCATGGATATGGATTTTGTTATTGGTAGGTCAATGGCAGAAGAATTACCTTTTATTCCAGGTTATGATTATAGGAAAATGCTAGAACCAGATTTCTCAGTAGAGGAATATATGGAAGAGTATAAGAAGTATAAGCATATACCAATTTCAGAGTATAAGAAACGTTTTAATAAACAAATGAAGCAATATGAAAAAGATTTTGAACGGTCCCACAATATGGAGGGCTAAATGCCCAGTATGTGATTGTGAATTTGAGTATGACACTAGTGAAACTTTTAGAGTTTACGATAAATCAAATAGGGATATTTATAAGGTAGTACAATGCCCAAATTGTAAAACTAATTTAAAGCATTCGGATTCAGTATCTACCATTACAGAAGCGAAAAGAGAAGATACTATGTCTACATAAATAAATTAAATTTATGAGATTATGGCAACAGAAGAAGAGTTTAAAAAAGCAAGCCAATTAACTGCACTTACTTATATGGTAGCAGGATGCTTAAATTATTCCATAGAGAACTTGAATAAATATCTAGATGCCAAGAATTTACATATAAGTGGACCAGAGAAGATGTTATTCAATCGTATAAAATCCCAAATATCCCAACTTCAATCAAACCTTTATACCTTAGAGGGTATGGCTTTTAAGGTAATGGCAAAAGACGAAGAGGGTAAATTAGCTTATGAGGACGCTACTCATATTTATTGGACAGCTTTCCTATTATTATTAGATAGAGGAGGAACCGATGCTTTATGCGATTTAAGATTAATGGCTTTAGTAGATAAGTTAAGTGTATACAAGTCTCTTCTTAAGTTACCCGGTATGAAATTAGCTTATCAAACTGCTTTTGCTCAAGTTACTAAAGCAATCAGTAAAGGTAAATTTAGTAAAGAAGACTTTAAAGACCTATTGGAAGTTTATGAAGACAGAACTGAAAAAACTGAAGGTTAAGTTTGAAGGTAAAACCATCGAAATAGATATTCAAAAGGAATTATCTATTAATGAAAATATAATCAATTCTCAGCTACGAGAGTCTCCTTCTAGTTATTATGTACTTTGTTCTCTTAGAGATAAATATATAAAAGAAAGGGATGCACTAGCAAGGGAAAAAGACGAAGCATATTCTGCTGCTTGGGTTTATATAAAGGATTCGAATGAGAGATTTAACAATGATTATGTATCTCATAAGGCAAATATAAATCCGAAATATAAATCACTATATCAAAGGTATTTGAAAGCTGTAGAGAAATCAAATAAGTTCATAGCCATATGTAGAGCTTATGAGTCACGAGAAAATATACTTCGTACTATTAATGCCAATCTTAGAAAAGGATAGAGATAACTATATTCAATTACATAACTAATTAATTAACATACAATTATGATTTACTCACTAAACTTCATTTCAACTATGGTAGCAGAGCTTTTTAATAAAACTCTACCTGGTTTACCAACAGAAAATCGGGTTTTGATATTATCTCCGAAAGATATTAACACAACCAAGTCCGGTATCATTATACCCGGAACTGTTTCTGAGGGAGTTCCCAGAAAGGGAGTAGTAGTTAAAAGAGGTACTATAACTGAAGAATATAAAACTTATACCGATCTTACGGAGGTTGGTAGAGTAGTTACTTACGGTATGTATGCTGGTAAAGAATTGGAATTTGAGATCAGACCGGATTGGCCAGAATCTGTAAAGAATATTCTAGAAAAGAATATCGTTACAGTGTTAAGTTTGAATGAGATCATCTATTCAGAGGCTAACAACAATTAAATTTTAAATATTATGGTAAAAGACAAAAAGAAAAAGCTTTCTTCAGAGGGTAGTTCTACTCGAGATAAGATGCTTGCAAGAAAGAAGAAATTAGAATCCAGAGGAAACGGAGGGGGATTAGTATATCCCAAAGAGGGAACACTTAGAATGAGAATTAAATCTCCGGGTGATGACCAAGAATTGGGAATAGAAATTGTTCAATTCTATTTGGGAGGAGATCTTGGAGGAGTAATATCTCCAGCTACTTTTGATGAACCATGCCCTTTCATGGAAAAATACCAGGAATTGAAAAGTTCTAAGGATGACGATGATAAGAACCTTGCTAAATTGATAGTACCTCGTAGAAGATATGTTATTGGCGGAATCGTTTATGATGATGAGAAAGGTACTAAAGTTGGATATGAAGGTAAGGATAAGGGAGTGTTAGTACCCTCTTCTGTATATCAGGATATTATTGACCTTTACCTTGATGAAGATGAGGCTGGTGATATGACCGATTATAAAACTGGATATGATATTAAGATCAAGAGATCTGGTTCTGGTAAATTTGATACTACTTATTCTGCTACTCAGTGCAAACCTACTAAATTGGACAAGAAGTATCAGGGTCAATTGGATTTGGAATCCATAGTTCGTTCTCAAATTAAGTCCTATGAAGAACTAGAAGAGATTTTGGCAAAATTCTTAAAAGAAGATCATGGTGATGATGAGGACGAAGAACCAAAGAAAAAGAAGAAAAAGGGAATCCATAAAGACGAAGAATCAAAGAAAAAGAAAAGAAAATATCGTTCAGATATCTAATTGGTGTTAGTAATTCATGTTTGTTGTTGGGTAGAGAGGGTAATTAGATTCGTTCGGTTATCCTCTCTTTTTATTTAAATACTTTACATTATGGCTAAGAAATCTAAGGTAGGCTTAAAGGTACCTACAAAAAATGAGATATTAAAAAAATATGGTGGGATGATGAGATTAGCTTCAGAAACTGTAGAATCTAATCTTTGGTTACCATCTACTTTCTTCTCTCTGAATTATACCTTTGGTGGAGGTATCCCCTTTGGTAAAATCCTGGAGGTAGCCGGAGAAGAATCATCTGGAAAATCCCTAATAGCTTATAATTTTGCCTATGCTTGTCAACAACTTGGAGGTCATGTAATATGGGTAGATGCTGAACAATCTTGGATGAACTCTTGGGCAGAAACTAATGGAGTAGATCCAGAAAAAGTTACAGTATTGAATGATACTCGTATAGAATATATATCTGATGCTGTAGCAGACTTAGCAATATATTTACGTTCTCAATTAACTCACAATGAGCCGATTCTCTTAGTGATAGATTCTATTGCTGCTATGGACTGTGCAGATAACATAGATTCTAAAATGGTGGAGGGTAAAGCAGAAATGGGAGGTAGAGCTAAGGCATTATATAAATACTTCCGTATCAGAAGCGAGTTATTCTACAAACTGGGAGTTACACAGATTTATATCAACCAATTAAGAACTGCTCTAAATGTAGGATTTGGAAAAGATAATACAACTACTACCGGTGGGGCTGCTCTTAAATTCTATGCTTCAATTAGAGCTGCTTTTTATTCAGGTAGAAGCATTACAGTAAAACAAAAGGGGAAGGAAAGGAAAGCTGGGAAGTTAGTTACTATTCGGCTTATTAAAAATAAAGTTGCTCCTCCAAGACCCACTATCAGTAAATGCCCAGTTTATTTTAATCCTAAGTTCCATGAAGTAGGGTTTGATAGATGTTATGCCCTTGAGGATGTATTGGTAGAAAATGACATTATCGAAAAATCCTCAGGTGGAGTATATAAGTTTAAAGGGAAAACCCTTGCAAGAGGAGAAGAGAAATTTCAAAAACTATTGGAAGAAGATGATGAACTTCGTCGTAAATTACTTCGTAAAGCTGAAATTAATACCATAGGTACCACTAGAAAGAAGATAGTAGCATTGACTAATAATTTATATTCAGTAGATGGAGTAGAATATGAATCCTATAATGATTCAGAGGACGAGGAGGAAGAGGATGAATAAAGAAGAAATAGAGAAGATTATCAGGGAATATCTTAAAGAGAATCTAAGATTAGAGACAAGGTTAGAATACTTAGATGAATATAGTAATCCAGAGAACTATATGGATGTTTACCTTGGTGACGAGAAAATACAGGAAGTTTCACTTAATTAGATTTTAGATGATAATGAAAACAAGCAATAATACTAATCAAGTTGGAGGTAACCATTACCAATTTGAGATTGAACCAGTACATTTAATGGTAAAGTATAACCTTAATTGGTTTCAGGGAGAAATATTAAAATACGTATCCAGACATACCAATAAGAATGGTAAACAAGATTTAGAAAAAGCCCTACATATATGTGATATGGCAATAGACTTAAAACCGGCCATTGTTTCAAAAGTATCTTTATTAGAGAACGGAGAAGAATACTTTGAGACTTATATATCTCAGATGAGTATTTTGGATATGTTTAGAGGTTTAGATAGATCTATCTGGACTTATCAAAATGGTTTTGTAAAAGCTATAAAATATCTCCTATTAGGAGATTGGGTAAAATGTAGAGAAGCTATCTTTATTTTAAAAATGAGTTTCTATGAATAAGAAAAAAACTGTACTACTTATAGATGGTGAAAACATCTTGCATCAAAGTTTTCACAAGTTCGAGAAGCTGAAATCAACTGACGGTAAACCCAGTGGAGCAATATTTGGATTTTTCAAATCACTACACATGTATCTTACAAGGTTTGAATCAGACGAGGTTTATATTTCATTTGATAATGGGCATTCTCCAGTAAGGATGAAATTATTACCTAACTATAAGGGGCATCGGAAAAATATCTCAGTTGATTATGAATCTTTGCAAAGTCAAAAGGCAATCATAATGAAAATGCTGGGTATGCTAAGAATAAATTATATATTCGATAAGAATAATAATACTCTATATGAGGGAGATGATTTCTTAGCATACCTTGCAATCAAAAAATTCCAATCAGAAAAGATAATATTGATTTCTTCGGACAAGGATTTTAATCAGCTATTGAATAAGAATCTTCGAATATATAACCCAAGAAAAGATGAGATAATTCGATTAGAGAATTGTAAAGATCTATTTGGATATCATGCTCATGAGACTGTAGAATATCTAGCAATGGTTGGGGATACTTCCGATGATATTTCTGGATTTCCAGGTATAGGACCAGTGAAGGCAAGAAAAATCCTTGATGAAGGTAGAATTGAGAAATTTATTGCTCAAAGCAAGAATAGAGAGTATCTGAAGATATGGAGAAGAAATGAACAGTTAATAGACCTTTTCTGGTTCGTAAAGAATATTCCATTAGAGAAATTACCACTTAAATCGAAAAAGAAGTTTAAGTATGATAAGTTTAAAAAGATCTGTGTAGAATACTCTTTATCTTCATTCTTAACAGATCAGTTTATTGAACCATTTAAAGAATTACACCATGAGTAAGAGAATTATGTTTGTAGGCCCATCAGGAATTGGCAAAACAACTTTAGCAAAGTATATATCTGAGAAATATGGATTACCCTTTATTTCTGGTAGTATGACAGATCTATTACCTGCTACTAGAGATTTATCCCATATAGAGATATTATCTTTGGGATCAGAAGCCATGTATAAATCTGATTTTCAATTATTGAATTTAAGGAACAAATTATTCAAAGATAAAGAGGAATTTGTTACCGATAGAAGTTATGCTGATCTAGCTGCCTATTTTTGGTATAAACAATCGAAATCCCTCCCAGAATGTGAGATGGAATACTTTTTCTGTCAATGTCAAACATTAATGGAAATGCAATGTGATCTAGCTATATTTCTCCCTTTGAATCTAGAGAACTATAGAGGCTGGAATATAGAAGAGAACGGTAAAAGAATACTCAACAGGTACTTCCAGATTCAAATATCTTCCCTTATGAGTGAATTGCTTGCAAATTGGGAAGTACCCACTGTATGTCTATCAAGTTTGGATTTGGGAGAAAGAAAAGAACAAATCGATTATCATATTAATAGGATATGGGTATGGAGAAACAGAAACAAGTGATAGCAATAGTATTCTCAGATTTGCATTTGAATATCTATGCTAAATTTAATGAGGATAATAAAAGAACCCTGAATCATTTCAGGGTTTTGTCGACTATACAGGGTTTATGTAAGAAGTATAATTGCCCAGCTTTATTTTGTGGAGATCTATTTCATAGGGCAGAATCTATGGATCAAGAATTATATGAGATATGTTACAAGGAATTTAATAAACTGGGTAATCTGAATATTTTAGCTATCTCCGGGAATCACGATATCAAGAAAGTAAGTAAGATTGGTATGCCACCTTTTAGTTGGCTTTATTTAGTAGAAAGGTATGGGTTAAAGATACTAGATTATGGGAAAACACCCTTATCTCTAACTCATAGGGATATTATGGTATATGGTTTACCCTATATAGATAATAATATCGGTTTAAGTGATCATCTAAAGAAGATTGAATTAGATAAACATAAAAAGAATATTCTTTTACTACACACTGATTATCCTGGTGCTAAGGATACGGATGGGAGAGAAATAAATTCAGTAGAAAATCTGAATGTGAATATCTTGAATAAATTTGATTTAGTATTATGTGGCCATATACATAAACCCCAAAGGTTATCAAAGAAGGTTTATATGATTGGGGCTCCTTTACAACAAAGGAGAACTGATAAAGATTGTAAACTTGGATATTGGAAACTTTATTCTGATCTTTCTATGAAGTTTGTAGAATTAAAGGGGTTTCCGAAATTTGTTGATGTAGAATCTGAAGATGAGATTAAAGATGATGGCAATTATTATACGGTATTACCTAAAAAATCTAGTATACCCGTAAATACTAACCATCAAATAACTAAACAATTATCTAAAAAAGTACTAGCAAAAAGGTACCTAAAAGAAAAAGGTATTAAGGATGAGGTTAAAACTAAGCTATTAATCGAAACATTAAAAAAGGCTGAATCATGTTAACATTTACTACACTAAATGCTGTGGGATTTTGTTCAATTGAAAATTTACACTTACAGCTGAATACGAACTGTACAGTACTAATTAAAGCAACTAATGGTAAAGGGAAGAGTTCTATCTTATCTTCATTAGTATGGGCATTATATGGTAAAAATCTAAAGGGAGTATCCAATGTGAATACTTGGGAATCAGTTAGACCTAAGGATTATCTGGGAACTATGGTAGAACTCTATTTTCAGAAAGATTCTCATTTGTTTAAGATAATTCGATGTCAGAAATATAAGGGAATCCTTGAGGATGGAGCAAAGGGGAACGATAGGCTTATATTCCTAAAAGATAATGAGTTAGTAAATGCAAAGGGAAAGAACCAAATTCAGGATGAAATTTGTAAAGAAGTGGGATTATCCTATACTCTGTTCATGAATTCTATAATGTTTGGTCAGGGTATAAAAAGATTAATACAAGAATCGAATTCTGATAAGAAAAAGATATTCGAAGAAGTATTCGATTTAGAGTTCTTAAACCTTGCAAAAGGCATTGCCCAACAAGATAAAAATAACCTAATAGCAAAGGTAAATGAAGTAGAACATCAATCCGAGTTACTTAAGAGAGAACTAGACACTAATAGGGAAGCTTACTTCGATTTAAGAGATAGAGAGAAATCATTCAAGCAAAAAATAAAAGAAGAGAAAAGGGAACTCAAGCAAGATAGAGAGAAGTTAACTAAACTCTTAATCGAAAAAAAGAAACAGATTAAGGATGAGGTAGATACTTCTCTTCAAGTTAAAATTAAAAGGCAAAACCATCTGATCCTTGATCTGAGAGGTAAAATAAAAGATGCCAAGAATTTATCGAATGTACCACTTAAGAAAGTAATCAAGGAGTTAGTAATACAGTTAGAATCTGGTCACTACAAACGTGCATTACGAGATGCTAAATCAATATATAAGGCATTCTCTGACCTTGATAAATACGATAAAGAATATCATGAGGCTTTAGAAAGATTAGAAGAACTTAGTAGTGTAAATGATAGATATAAGAAATTAAAATCTGATTGTGATGATATTGCTTCTGACATGGCTTCTATTGATGAAGATTTGGCTAAGCTCAAACAGGAAAAGCTTAAGGTTATGTCTCCCAAATATAAACAAAAGCTTAAGGATATTAGGAAAAAACTACGTAAAGTTGATGAGGATTTTCACAATAAAGAATTAGAGTTAGAGAACTATAATTGGTTGATAGATGATCCTCTCGGTAATAATGGTATAAAAGCTTACTTATTTGATTCTTCATTGGATAGATTAAATTCTACCTTAGAAAGATATGCTCAGGTATTAGGCTTTAGAATAGAATTTACTATTGATCTGGGAACTGCTAGAAAGGATTTTGTTACTCTAATAGAAAGAGATGGGCAAATAATCGATTATGATGAACTATCAGGCGGCGAGAAACAGATTTGTAATATAGCAATGGCTTTTGCCATGAATGAAGCTCTTACTGCATCTAAAGGCATTAACCTTGCCTTCCTTGATGAAGTGTTTGAATCACTTAGCTCTGATAATATAGAAGTAGTAATCTCTCTTATACGTCATACATTCTCGAATAAAACCCTTTTCCTAATCACCCACCATGATTCATTACCATTAGGTAATACTAAAATACTACAAGTTGAAAAAGTTAATGGCCTAAGTAGGTATCAATTACTATAAAGATATATAATTCTTAAAACAAGACAATGAACTTATGGCAAATAGTAAAAAGAAGGGCTCAAGATTTGAACTCAAAGTCTCAAAATGGTTTACTAAATGGACTTCTTTCAAATTCGGCAGAACACCTTATTCTGGTGCAAATCATCAGAGTAGAGATTTGTCTTCAGATATTATGTGTCAGGATGAGAGACATGCCCACAGGTGTAAAATATCTGTAGAATGTAAAAACTACAAAGAGATTAAATTCGAACACATTCTCTTAGGTAATAAGGGGTGTGATATATTGAAATTCTGGGAACAAGCTTCTAAAGATGCTAAAAGAGCAAATAAAGTTCCTATTCTTTGCATGAGATATAATTCAATGCCCTCAGATGAATTTTTCTTTGTAGTGGGGAAGAAGTTATCCTCTGTATTCTATAAACCTCTATTCGATAAGGCTCCTATTATGGTGATTGATGTACCAAAAATAGGTGAAATTCTTTATGTATTCATGGCTAGTGATATACTAAAGAATATCAGTTATAAGTTAGTACATAAACAAGCTAAGCTAATCCTTAAAAACTCTTAAAGATATGAAAAAACATACCCCTTATGTATACTGCATATTTTATATTGAGAAGAAATACTGCTTTCGAATCAATGAAGAATTGAAAGAGAAGGGGTATAAAAATATAAAAGCCATTATCCCAATGGTAAACGTGTTAAAGAAAACTCACAAAGGCAAGATGCAATTCGAAGAAATACCCATCTTATTTAATTATGGTTTCATTAAAATGCCCAGTGAGTTTGCTTATTCTAGACCCTTTCTTAATAAACTAAAAAGGAATATTTCTGGTATAAGGACTTGGTTAAAAGCTACAGAGACTTTACATCCAAGAAAGAAAAAAGTTAGGATAGATAACTCAGAAGATTTCGATGATTTCTCTTTAGTGGCCACTTGTTCAAGAAAGGATGTTAGAAGATTTAAGAAATTAGCAAGAGAGAATAAGAAATACTCCGTTGAGGATATGATGAATATTCATCCTGGAGATTACTTAGTATTAAAGGGATACCCATATGAGGGAGTGGATGCTACTGTGATAGATGTAGATTATAATAATAAGTTAGTGAAGCTATTGTTATATCCCGAATGTGGTAAGATGGAATTGAAATTACCCTTTGATAATGTTCTGTACTCAGTATATCAAAACTGTGATCCAGATAAACTCTATGCTAATCAGCAAGAATTTGACCCAAATAAGATTACATCAGAAGCAATTGATAATATAATGGCGTATAGGAGAAATTGATATGAATGAATTTCAAAAGAAAGCATGGGACTGTTTAACCCAAAAAGAACAACAATCTCTGTTCCTTCAATTATCCGAAAATAAGTCATCTTGGGAAGCTGGTGAGATTTTAAAGTTGTCTCATTATAAGTATCTTGAAATCCGAGAAAGGTCTGAGAAGTTCTTTAGGCTTTTCTCGGATTTTTTTGAGAAAAGGACTTCTATATTCAGACCAGATTGCCCCTGTGAAAGGAATTTTCAAGATTATATAGAGGGATGCCTAGAAAAGAGATTAAAGAGAAGAGAAGCGGCTTTATATTCTGGTGATGCTGCTCAGATATTGCCCAAGGTGAATACTCATAATATAATGAGGAATATGAAAAGGTTAAGAGAATCAGAAGACTCCTGGGATCAGGATACTGTTAAGTTAATCTTTGAATATGATAGATGGAATAATTCTCGTATTCTTCCAAGAATGCTACAACAGCCATCTGCATTCAAAAGGAGATTGAATAAAAAGGATAAGATCTATATCAGATACCTTTTAAATAGAGTACCAAAATGGATGCACACTAAAGTAAAAGAAAGATTCCGATATAAAGTAAAACCTGGAAAAAAGAAATACTGGGTATGCTTAATATCTCAGGAATTATATACGGATGGTTATCTCTTACTCCCAGTAAGGCCTTTAGAGGAAGTAGTAAAAGAGTTTAGTAGATTTTACATGTATGTATTTGAAGAAAAAGATGATGCGGATACTTTTGGTTTTATGGTATCTAAATTCATGGATAAAACTGGAGATGTGAAATTAGGGCAAAAGTTTTGGCCAGAATATCGTTACTGTGTTCAAAAGGCAATTAATTATAACCAGGTAAATAATATTGACTTTAACGTAAAGGTAATGGATGTTGCCTATAATGTTCATAAAACCAGAAAACCACGAAAACCCAAATCAACTGGTACCGAACGAGTGAATCCCCAGCTATTATATAAAAAATAGTGATATTAATTTTATATTTGAATTAATCTTTATATATTTGCATATCGAAAAAATTTAAAACACTTTTAAAGTATGGTAAAGAAGAAAAAAGATAAACCCGTTCCCTCTAAAGAGAAATCTAATTTTCTCGGAGCTGCAGGTAGGAATCAAACCTATCGGGACTTAAAAAGAAAGGCAGTTATATTGGGAATGCCCTTTCCTGATGCTTGTTCTGCTTCAGTATTCCAATTAATCAATTGGATAAATACTTCAGAAGAGAAACCAAACAAACATCTTATTAATGAATATGATGATTGGATGGATAGGCAACTAGAAACTGCAGGATTAGCAAAAGATGATCCCCTAAGAAGTTCAAAATTAAGACTTGGCTTTTTGGGAGAAGAAGGAGAAGATGGAAAAAGAAAAACAAGAAGAGTATCTGGAATAAAGAAACCCAGAGAAAAGAAACCACCCAGAGAAAGGGATGAATTTAACCTCATAAAGGGTACTAAAAAATCCTACGTATGGGAATTAACTTCAAAGGGGTACGAATTAGAGAGAATAATTCGAAGAATGAAAAAGAAATTCCCAGAAGCAAACGAGAAATCCATAAATCTTTGGTACCGTACTGCAAAAAGGAAATTGAATGGTAAAGATAAAGGAAAGTAGTAGGGAAGAGATAAAACCCGATCGGTATTATTTTTGGACTTGGAGACCAGATACTACCAATAAATATATAACCGAAAAGAAATTATATCGGAAGCATCTTACTTCTATCCCCTATTTTACTAGATCCCATATAAAGAGAACTTTGATTTACCTTTATGGAGTAGATGTTCTTCAATACATTCATATTATCTCAGGTAGGAAACTCCTAAGGCAAGGCATTAAGAAAGCCCAAGATATGAATGGGAAGAATCACTTTAAAGGAACTACAAAATTTTACTTTAAGGGTAAATTAGTAAAAGCTAGGAAGTTTATTATACCAGACGAATATAGGGTTGATAAACATAGAAGAAGACGATTCATGATACAGATGCACAGAGTTTTTCATTCTAAGGGTAAACAAGAATTTGATAAAAGGTATGCGAGAAAATTATATGGACAACGGCAAGGGATCTCTGCCCAAGCAATTAAACGAAAGAGAATACAGGTCCGTAATTCTATCTTACAGAATCTACAATAGATTACCTCAAAATGAGAAAGTAGAATTTGATCGGAACTTTCTTAATTACCCTCCCTTAATTGGGTCATTAGCCCTTTTCTTATGGAAATACTACCAAGGGAGGGTAAAGATGCAAAAGATACTTTTCATAAAAGCCCAGAGGGATCTATTAGATTTATTCGATAAGGCAAATACTAAATTTGTGGGGTATCTTCCAAAAGAAAGGTTTCTTAAGAAAGCTCTTTTATTTCAAGGCTTTGTATCTTTAGAAAAAGTTAAAATTCGAAAAGCTTATGCTTATATAATGACCAATCGGATGATAGAAAATCAAATATGGGTCTACCCAATTCGATTAGCTGATAACTATAAAACCATGAAAAAAGGGAAATACAAATTTTATACCGAATGCTTCGGAAAGGTTGGTATTCCCGGAATAACTAAAATTAAATATAGCTATGAATGATATACCTCAAATTTTTAAGAGAAAGGATTTTGACCCTTATCAAGGAAAAGTCTTTAAGATAGCTACTTATCAAGGAGATAAAATTCTTAGTAGTCAAGAAGTAAATATCACTTCTAAAGAACAGTTAAATACAGTTCTTGAAGATATAACACAATTTAATACTGCTCAGGAGGAATTATTAAACTCTGGGTATGTTAAGCTTATAAAACGGAAACGATTAATCACAGTTTAATTAATTATATTATTAACCAACTTAAACATTACGAAAATGGCTAAGAAGAAAAAAGAAGTAGAACTGAAAGAAGTTTCTAGAACAGAAGTAAATGGTACAATTATTATCAAGTACGAAGATGGCTCAATCAAAATCATTCCGGCTCCGATTGCTTTGACTGCCGAGGAAGCAGAAGACCTTTTCGGTTCTGAATCCGATGAAGAGGAAGAAGAAGAGGAAGAGGAATCGGATGATGACGATGAAGATGAAGAGGAAGAAGAAGAGGAAGAAGAATCGGATGATGACGATGAGGAAGATGATGACGATGAGGAAGATGATGATGATGATGATTCCGAAGAGGAAGAAGAAGAGGAAGAACTGACCGGTGAGGCTCTTGCTGAAATGGACTTCGAAGAATTGGAAGAAGTTTGCGACGACAAAGATCTTGACACTGATCCTGATGATTTCGACGAAGACGAAATTGAAAAGCTTCGTAAGGCAATTGCCAAAGAATTGGGCCTCAAACTCCCTGCAAAGAAAGAAGCAAAGGGCAAAGGTAAGAAAGGTAAAAAATAAACCTTAAAAAGTTAAAAAGAAAATTTAAAGGTAGTGGGTATTTTCTGCTACCTCTTTAACTATTACATTTCGTAGAAGTTTTACTTATCATTATTAACTAATAATTTCAAACCTATTATGGCAACAAAATCAAAGAAAGAAGATCCGAAGAAAAAGGGTTCTAAAGAGAAAGATCCAGAAAAAGAAGCAAAACGTAAGGCAAGAATGGAAGCTTTGAAAAACCGTCCGGCTGAGCAACGTCCGAATAGCAAACAGATCGATATTATTGCTATCGATGACAAGAGCAAGATAATGAATTACGGCTATGCAGTAAAGAACAAAGAAGGCTATCAGGGAGTAGTAGTTACTTCCGTTTTGGTTACGGATGGTAAAGCAATCTCTACTTCAGTGGCTTTTGTTCCGGGCAATTTTACAGTTAAGTCAAAGAAAGGCCATGGAGTTATCACTTCTCCCAAATCAAAGAAGGAGAAAGAGGATGACTCTGAAGAAGAATCAGAAGATTAATAATTGACCTGTCTGCATAAAGAGTTTAGTTCATAACACTAATTATTTTACATTTTGTTTTCACTTTTAAGCCAATTGCCTGGGATAGGTAGTTGGCTTTTATTTTATCTAAATATTGCTTCCCATGGATAAATATGAAATCAGAAAGAATATCATTATCATTGCTTTGGATAATCTAGTAAATACTTATACTGATGCACTAGAATTTCTAAATGAAGAAGAGAAAGAACTTGCTTCTCTAATCATTGAAGAAGCAAAAGAAATGTTATCAGATCAAGAAATACCCAATCCAATACCAAGACCCAAATGGAATTCAAAGAACTCATAAGAAAGTATTCAGTAATTCTAAAAAACTTAGAATACTCTAAATACCAAATGAACCTTGCTCTCAGGAAAGGCAATAAAGGTAAATATCAATCCCTCTCTCTTCATATTAAATACCTTAAGAGAAAACTTTCTGGTATCTCTAGATCTCTAAAAAATTTAATACATGGTACTAGAACAGATGTAAAATTTCAATTGGGGTCTGATTTATATGAGGCATCTTTTAACAATTTATCTGAACAAGATATTCGAGATGTTTTAGAGATAATATCTATATCAAATCAGGAAGAACTTAAAATCCTAGAAATTAAGGAAAACCAAACTTATATTCGGAAATTATAACTATGGGATTATACATAGGGAAATAATTAACCAATAAATTAACTACAATGACTAAGGACAAAAAGAAAAAGAAGAAAGACAAACCGGTTAATAAGACTCCGGAACTTTCTGAGGCAAAGGCAGCTCTTGAAGCTTATCTCAAAGAGAACAACCTGGATCCTACTAAGGATTGGACCAAAGACAAGAAACATGGTAAAAAGGTTACCGAACTTGTAAATAAGCTCAACAAAGAACGGGATAAAGTTGCTGCTAAATATCCCGAAGGTGATGAGGCTAATGAGGCTAAACTCGTTAAGCTTAAAGAGAAAAACTCTAAATCTAAGGCAAAAGCCAAAGAAGACAAAAAGGAACCTAAGGGTTCAGGTAGAGTAGCTACTAAATACGATTATCCTCTTATCGATGGTAGAGAAATGACTTCTGCCGAAAAGAAAAAATATCGGATGGAGCAAAGAAAACTTGCTCAGGGAGATGCTCCAAAAGAGAAGAAAGAGAAGAAAGAAACTTCCAAGAAGGAATCTAAGGCAAAGGCTAAAGAAAAACCTTCTACCAAGAAAGAAGACAAAAAGGCCAAAGACAAAAAGAAAAAGAAGGCCTCTAAAGAAGAAGATTAATAAAACCTTTCTATTCCCATACTTTTAAGTATTCGTTAATAACAGTAAAGGCCTGACAAATAACACTTTTGTTCAGGCCTTTCTTTTTATCATTAAAGCATTATGGAAAAAGAAGAAATATTTAAACCGAAACTCAGAATCACTACTCTGTCAGAAAATGGTACTCCATTATCCGATAGATTGGTAGATGCTTATACAGAAATGAATTCTGGTCCAAAGGTACAACATAATGGACCTATAAGAGTAGAAGTAACTCTTACTAATCAATCCGAAATAAATAATTTTAAAGATTATCTAGATAGATTATCTGGTAATCTCCCAATAAAGGCACCGTCTGCAGGAAGAGGAAGACCTGCTAACTCTACTACTCAAGAAATAGAATCTCCAAGAGAGGATATTCTCTTAGATGTAGAGAAAATGGTTGAAGAGGGTAAAACCCAACAAGAGATTATCAAATACCTTAGAGGATTGGGGTTTGTATTTATCCTTACAGAGGATTTCCTTTATCATTTCCCTGGGTTTGAGTTCAATAAAAAGGATGTGGGAGAAGCTACAGATAATAAGCAATATCCTAATTCGTTCTCTTGGATGGCAAGGTGTATTAAACGTGCTAAGGACCCAAAAGCAGATAAATTTGATCCAATGATTATCTTTGGTTTCAGTATCCTCAATGGGCCTTCGAAAAAGGTTATTCCCTATTTGTATAAGGAAAGAAAGAAACCATTAAAGGCCCAAATTGGTAAGAAAACTATTTCTTTCTCTCAGGCAGAGTTCACTAAATTACCTAAATGGATGCTTGAATCAGAACGTATTAAGTTCTCTACGGAACAAAGACAACTATTGCTCAATCCAGATAAGAAACCTTCTAAATTCTTCTTAAGATGGGTAGGCGATGCTGTATTCCCTGATTCAATCAAAGAAAAGATGGAAGAAGTCATTCAGAGAAAGTAACACCCTCCTTAACCACAGTTTTTAATAAAAAGATATTTTATATAGAAATAAATTTAGTATATTTGCATAAAGAAAAATTTTAATTATGGACAAGGAAACAAAGGACATCATTAAGCTAATAGCTGGTATTCAAATTGAATCACTATCTTCTCTCAAAGAAGATCTGAAAGCTAATAAACCTTTCGATGAAGGACTACTCAGAAGCCTTCTTCAGATTGAGGATGAGGAGATTCAATTTGCCTTAGATCAAGAGATAGAAAGATATGTTACCATAGAAAGGTACCCTACTTTCATAAAAATGCTCAATGAATATCAGCTAATGATATGTTCACATATCTTATTCAAAATGGAAGATGAATGGCTGATCGACAATTCTCAGGGAGTATGCGGAGCATGGGAACTCCTTCATAAGATTCAAATCAACTATCACCCAGAGATTACATTACTTAAAATATAGACACCATGGAAAAGAACGATTACTTAAAACAGGTTGAATCAATTTTGGGAATAGAGATGATACCTTGTGAATCCTCTAACTTAGAAGGATATGGTTATAGCTCATCCCAAAAGGAATTATGGGTAGCTTTTAAAAACAACAGAGTTTATCGATATGATAAGGTTCCTCATGATATAGCAAATGGCTTACATGAGGCATCCTCTAAGGGCAAATACTTAAACCAATATATCAAGGGCAAATTTGAAGAAACTGGATATGAACTCCAAAAATAATCCCATATTGCCCATTATCGGAGCAGGAATTGCTTTCTCTATTCTCATTGGGACCTTAGATAAGGGATCTCACCAATGCAATAGGGTTAAGGCAATTCCTGCTTTTATTTCTGATACACCCAGGGTAAAAGAGAAAAAGGTAATCATTTCTCAACCAAAGGGAACTCGGAAATATCGATATTTAGTAGAGGTAGAAACTTCACCAAATGCCCAAGTAGAAAGATCTGGTAATAAACTAAACATACACTTTAATGGACCTAAAAAGGAAACCTTTGAAGTATTATCAGATAAGCCCTTAACCTTAGAGGAAGCTTATACATACCTAAAAAACAATCCAGGTAAATGTAAGCTAGTAAATTGTAAGTTTTACACTAAAGAACAACAGGTAGATAATATCTTTGATTATTATGAAGAGCATCGGGAAGATTACTTATCAGATCCCGAAGATAATATTACCTACTCTGATGACATCTTCGATTTCCTTGAGGATTAACCTTAGAATTTAGAAAATAAATTTATTTTTCTTTTGTAGAATAATATATTATTCTTATATTTGCATAGAGAATTAAAACAAATCACTTTTAAATATAGACATTATGAAAAAGAATTTAGAAAACACTATTGCAACCTTAGTTGCTAATCAGTTGAACGAAGTTAAGGAACAAGTTTCCAAGTCAAAAACTACTAAAGCCAAAGGCCAAAAGACCAAGAAACAATTGGTAGAAGAATCTAAAGAAGCTGCCAAAGAATTCTCTAAGGCTAAATTGGTAGAACTCAAACCAAAGGGAAAGAAATCCAAGAAGGAAGAAACCATCAAGGAAGTAAAACAACAACAAAAACCCTCAATCATTGAACAAGTGATTTCCAATCGGGAAGTGAAATACGTATACCCTGAGGATATAACTGATACACTTGCCCGTAAGAAATGGAGACAACAAACTCGAAACGAATTACATAGACTTGAACGGGAAATGTTCCGTATCAAGGATCAGAATTCTAAAGAGTTCAAGGATGCTGCTAAGAAATATGAGGACTTCAAGAAAAAGGTTCTCAAACCAGAGCAGGTTGCATAATTATAAATCATTAACCTAAGTCCCGGGAACTCACCTGGGACTTATATCTCTTAAATTAATGGACTATGTCATCTTCTCAGAAAAGGAGATGCTTAAGCAAGATAAAGAACTGCTAGAATTACATAAAAGATGTTGTAAGACTTATTTAGTTCAGAGATCACTTAAGCATTCTAAGATCAAGAAGTTCTTTATAATCTACAATTGGTATATCAATCCAAAGAATATAAGGAATTACTTTTTCAGGCCTATATCAATATTTGTACAAGCCTTAGTTTTAAACCAATTAGATCAGATATCAGATTATATCGATAACAACAAAACCAATGGTAAACGAAAAAGAAAATCTAGAAAAGTATAGGGTACTTTACCTCAAGGGTAAATACCAGTACAAATCCAAATATTCTCAAATTATGGCAAGGCATCAGGTAATATATGCAGGGCCAGTTGATCCTATGACCCCTATATGGGATAACGCTTTTGGTATATTAAGGAAATCAGATAGGATCTGTACTGAATCTCGAAGAGAATTGAAAAAGTTAGAGGAACATTCTAAAGATGGCTCTTACTTTAAAAAGAATGGTATCACTCACATAATTATATACAGATGTTTAGAGAAATAGTTAAAGACCTATATATAGGCAAATCGAAATTGACCATCGAATGCAATCAAAGAGAAATACCTCAAACTGCTTTAATCCAGGATGTATTACAACCTACCGGATTCACTGGTAATATGCCAGATTATTGTACTCTTGGTAACTTTAAAGAGGGTAAATTCGAAATCACTCCAGTAATGCCCAGACATCGATTATTCGTTACTGGAATCCCCAAAGGGGCAATCTTAGATAATTTTAGAATCCGGAGAACTTATTGGTCTTCATACTATGAGGATGATATAAGGGGATATTTATTTCAAATCACAGATGAGGAAATCCCCAGACCTATAATGTTAATTAATCACTAAACCTATATGGAAGCAATCGATTACGTAAAATTATTCAAACTAGATCAAGAGAACTTTGATTTTAAAAGGGAAGAATTCATATCCGAATTAGGTAAAGAATTTCTAGAATATTGCCAAACTACTACTATCGGAAGAGATAATAAATCAGGTATTATCTATTATTATCGATTCAGGGAAATAGTGAAGAATTTCGAATCTAAATTCTGGGCAATATCAGAACTCAAAGTTGGAGAACCTCTATCACAAAAATTATGGAATGCCTTTTTTGCAACTCAGGTAGTTCCCCTTAGGGGAAGGTTATATCCGAAAATGCAAAAGAGAATCGAAGAGCAAAGGCAATTAAATAGCCATAGTAAACAAGACAAAAAATCCTCGGACCCTAAAAAAGCAAATTATGGTAAGAGAAATAATCGATCTTCATGGCAATAAATTTAAGGCATCGGATTATAAGGTTTGTTTAGAAATCCCTATAATAGGGAAAGAGAAATTAATTTACACCAGGGATCTATTCTCTGGTGTACCCTTTAGTTTATTCTATGGTAAGGATAGATATAAAGGATATTTCTATAATCAGAGTATAAACGCTTTCATCTGTTATACCTTAGAAAAGATTGGATATGAAGAATCTAAAGATATAAGAAAGGCTCACTTATATGGAAGGAAAAGATAAAATAAAGAGATTTCCTCGACCAATGGGAACTACTGCTCTTGCATTAGAGTATCAGAAAACCCAAAAGCCTGAGGATTTATTAAAAGTACAAAATTACCTTATAAACCAATGGTTATTGGGTAATGGAGTACTTTGTGGTGTTACTTATGATATTAACACTTTCTCTAATAAGTTAGGGATAGACGTTAATCAGATAAGAGTATTCATGAGAGATAGACTTCTGTCAAGTAGGATATGGGATAAGGATAAACAAGAATCACTTATAGAAGCCTTACTTGGAGAACAATTAGCATGGGTATTAGAGGATAGAATGGAAGTATCTCATCAGGTTAATCTATTAAGAGATTCACAGGGTGGGAAGTATATGCCCTTTATTTCTGCTGAATTGAACAAGGCTTTGAAAATGAAGCTGGATTCTACTAATTCTCTTCAATCATTGATAAGAGGGTTCACTGGGAATGGTACTACTAATATCTTCAATCAATTCAATCAACAGAACAATATTCAGCAAGAACAGGGCATTAGTATAGAGGAAGCTAGAAAGATTATTTTTGAATCTCAAAAGATTCAAGATAAAACAGAAGAAGCTAAACTCTTAGAAGCTAAATATGATCTTAGCTCATTGCCCGAGGTAGTTGCTACTAAGCAAGAGGGAGTAGATGTTAGTAAAGAAGGTCTTAATATCAATAAGCAGGAATTAGCTCAGATAACCGATGATTATAAGGGAGCATTAGAAGCTTCTTCAAGAGAACATCATGAATTGAGAAGAGAAATAGAAATGAGGATTGATCCAGGTGAAGAGGACCCAGAACTAATACCCTATGAAGAAATAGATGAAGAAGAGGATGATACTCCATTTACGGCCAGATTCTTATCTAAATAAACTAAGCCCCGACATCTATACTCGGGGCTTCTCTATGTTTATGGGGTTATTGCATAATTTAATAAAAAGAATTATATTTGCATATCAATTTAAAAATAGACAAAATATGGAAAATATTAAAACCAACCTACAAAGAAACCACGGTTAACAAAGTTAATCAAGGTACATATTTTAAACTGAATCCCACAGATACTGCTCCAGTATGGGTAAGAGACCATTTCGATAAATCATCTAAGACTTATGCTTGCCATAAGTATGATGACTCAAATCACGAAAAATTTCTCAAGGGAACAAGAAAGATATACATTGACTTTACATTTTAATCACATGAGCCTATTTAAGAAAAAACCAGAACAGCTAAAGTACTGCAAGAACTTACTTTATTTGGATGATCAGAAGAACATTAAATTCTCAGATTTCTATAATGACCTAGAGTTCCACATCCCTTACATGTTGAGAACCTTTGCAATATTCGAGGATGAGATCTACATCAAGCTTTATAACGACTATCAGAAGTATTACAAAGTATATGATATAGTACCAAACTTAATGTACTACAGATTCATGTACTTCTTCTCTCTTTTATATTCTAAAAAAGAAGCCCTTAACCTAAGCTTAGGATATCAGAATCCCCTAAAACAACTTTATAAAACTCATTTCATACCCGATATATCAAATCTAGACGATATTCCTCGGTCTTTGAGAATACCAGAAGAATATGTCGATCTGCTATGCAATATCAGGAATCTTGTTAGCCCCTATGCTAATATTAATCTCACTATTGAAGATCTTTTTGGTAATTACAGGTATTACTTAGAGGCTAACTGGATAAAAGAATGGGCAGCTTATTACAAGAATTCTGCTGATTTCCTTGCTGCTTTTGTCTCAGCAGAAATAACCAAGATAGAAGAAACTGCTAAAGATCGAACAGTAGTTTCAAACATCATACACCGAGAAGTTCAATTATTCATTAACGATAAAACAAAAGATACAGAATTATGAAAAATCAACTACAATCGGTAAACTTAATAGCTCAGTTCGATAATGGACTATGCTTAGAGATTAGAAACATCTATGTAGAGGATACTAATAACATAGCTAAAATAAGGGAAAAACCTCTGAAGTTACTCAACTTATTATTACCATCAATCCCACTATACTTCAATCTAGATAGAGATAACTATTTAAAGGTTAGCAGAGACCTATATAAGGAATTTGTGAATCAAATCGTAGACCTCGGATATCAAAAGTGTATCTCTACTAAGGATAACTTCTCTTTTATTAAAGAATTCAATCCCTTAGTAAAATCCGAAGAAGACCTTATAAAGTTGAGAACTGATCTGATTTTAGCCTATGACTCTAAAGAGCTATCAGAAGCTCTTACTGAACACTTAAAGGATTCGATAAAAACTTTCTTTAGTAAATTCGAAGTTTCTTCTCTTGCCGATAAAGAATCTTGCCTATCTATTGCTTTCGATGAACTGAAGAAGACAAGTAACCTTTCTTACATCCTCAGCTCCATATAAAAATAAAAGAATATATTTTTCTATAAAAATAAAAATGATTATATTTGCATAGAGAATTAAAACAAATCACTTTTAAATATAGACATTATGAAAAATTCAGTAACTTACAACGACTCCCAAACACTAAAGGTAGTTCGTAATTTCTTAGACAAGAAATCTACATTTGAACTCGATTCAGATGAACAGGGTAATCTCTGTAATCTTTTAATGGAACTTCTAATCCGATTAGAGGATGATTACAAACTCAATTGCTTGGATATTAACCAAGTTCAAATAGAGGATACGGCATATTATACCTTCATCTTCGAATCGGCAATAACCGCTGATACTAATCCCTATAAGGGACAATTAGCTGATGCTGTTATTGAATTCATGAATGCTTTCACAGATAACGACGGTACATTCATATCATTCAATCAACTTGATAAAAACAATTGGATTTTCCAACTTAACTTTTCTATATCATGAGAAAATACTGGTATACTCCACAATTAATGGTTCCCTCTACAATTGAGATGGAAACTGGAAACCTTATGTTAGGTACTTGGACAAGATATTTTCTATCTCTAACTATGTTACCTGATCAGATTAAGGTTAACTGGAGGGTAAGACCCATAAGCAAAGATCCTGATCAAGAAGGCAAAGAAGAAATCTTTAAATCCCCTCAGGAATATATGGACTGGTATAACAATCTAAAGAAAACTTACGGGAAGAGAATTACCCGTAAGGGGCTATTTAGATTTGCCTATGATGAGGACACCAAACAATTCTCATATCAAAAATTCACTAGAGCCTCATCCTCTACAAAATGTAACGAATGCGTAATTAAAGAAAAAGAATCTGATAACCCAGAACCAAGCCTGGCAGATGAACTATACTAATACCAAAACTTAATCACTTTCTTTCATTTGCCGTTATGGGAGTTCTCAATATCACTGTTTATGATAAAACCTATCACAAAACAGGAACTGGGAACTCCCTTTTGATTAAAAATTCTTTTGATATATTTTTCTATAAAAATAAAAATGATTATATTTGCATAGAGAATTAAAACAAATCACTTTTAAATATAGACGTTATGAAAAAAGAAAGTAAATTAATCGAATTATTTAAAAAATACCCCGGAATTGCTGCACGCATACGGAGGTCATTTGCTTATCACTACGACCAAATCCAACGGGAAATCGAATCCGAGGTTGCTACCATTAACAAGGACGATGCTGCAACCATTATCGATTATACTACCGAATACATGGAGGAATTCATGAATTGGCCTGACCCTGATAACCAAACCAACTTTAACAATCAACTCGCTTAATATTAACCAGGAGGGCTCACTACCCTCCACAAAACTCATAACATCATGACAACATTAAATTCTACTTCTATCCTTGCATTAATCATTGCACAAAATCCTTATCATATTATCTCTATCCAAGGCCAAATGCCCATGTCACATGCCCAAAATACATATGACTTCGAAATTGCCGAGGATGACCCACATTACGATGATATGGTAAATTACTCTGGCGATATGCTTTGGGTATATACTTATGCCGATAAGGAATCCTTAGAACTCGACCTAATGGATATCCTCAATCAAATGGACTTACTTAGAGGCTGCGATGACCAATACTTTGATTATAACGTAGACGAAGTAGACATGGTACTCTACGGTGCAACCATTATCCAGGAACAGGAAAAATACAAACCTCTTATCATGCAAAAATTCCAACATTACAAGGATAACTTCGATGAGGAAGAACATGCCGAGGAAATCGACTATTATCTTAACTTCCTCGAAGAACCAGAAACTCTTTACACTTTCACCGAAAATATTATCAGTCTTTTCAAATCCTTTATCAAATGAGAACTAAACTTATAATCCTAACATCAATTGCCATGGCTCTAGTAGTCATGCTTTTCCCTACCAAGAATAACTTCCAACCAAAAACGGTATGGGAACACTACTGCAAGTATACATTGGGAATACATCCATCCCAAGCTACCGAGGAACAATACGATTACTTCCTTGACCGCTGGTCAGGAGATGACGAATACACTTATCTCTATGACTACTACGAGAAAAAATACCCAGAGTATAACCAAGAACTAAAACATTACGGAAAATGAAACTAAGAATCACAACTCTGATAATCGTAGAAGAAGGTTAAGTCCAAGACATCTACCATTCATTAAACGATAACCAAGACAAGGCTTATCAAGAAATCATAGACCAGGTAAATGCTGAATATGGAGACGGAGGAGTATTACAATTCTATTCTCTACAGGGTATCAAGGAATACTTCGAAATCGTACATATCCAAACCCAAGAACTAACATCAATAGGATTCAAAACCGCAATATTAGACCTATGAAAAAGAAATCCAAGAACCAAGTATACATACCTCACCAGGATAAATGGAATGAACACTTTCCTACTCCAGGTAAACCAAACCCCAATTACTACACAGACTCAGGTGCAACCTTCAACAAGCACCTACGTACCCAAAACAAATTAAAACAGAAAAGGAAATGAAAACCCTACTACTAATCCCAGTAATCCTATATACCTGGTTATCATTAACCCACAGGGATAAGATATACCATCAAATACCAAACCCCACCAACAAACAAAAATACATATACTTAATCCTACAAGGCCTACAGATAATCCTATTAATCCTATTAGAGACCTTAATCCTAAGAATACCAAACTACTAACCCACCAAGAAATAAATAAAAATCATCTTCACTCAGAATTCATAAGGTTAGGAGAGATATTACAAATAAATCTAAGTGATATAACCATAATCGATATAATCCCACTACCATGAATATCACATACCTAAAGGGAATCCTATCCCTAATCACCATCCTAATCCTCATACACAATGAGAACACCTACCAAGCCCACCCAACAAACAAAATAAGGTACATAATATCACAAATCCTAATCCTAATAATATATACCACCTTAATGATCCTAATACAAAGGTACCTATAACCAATACCCCCCTCCCAAACAAAAACAAAAAGAGAAATAATAAAGAACCTATACACTAAAGGTATACATAATACCTAATCAATATAATCATATCCTATACCTCATATAATACACTAATACCTATTACCATATATCATCATTACCTATATCATATAATACATATCTAAGATACATATACAAGGTATCCCCGGGGGTTTCGAAAATTTGAGGTACCTCAAGGCAATCCCCCTTACTTACTATACAACATACCACACTACTATATAGCTACTATACTCTAGAGCTACTTGGCTCATTTTAAGGTAATCACAAAAAGGCAATAAAAAGGCCCCTAATCTCCATAAAATCCTCATAATCCCAGTACCATTAATGGCCGCTTATTATATACATATATAAGGTAAGGTATGTGAAGGTAAAAGGCAATTATAATACAGATAGTCATATAGCTACAAACGTATGTAGGAGTGTACTATAGCTTTAGTACAGTAGTCGATTAATGGCCCCTTATTTGCCTTTTGCCTAGATACCTTTTATTAGTATATATTATATAATAGTTGATAAAATAGGCTACGTGTTAAAAAGGCAGTGTACGGTTGTTCGTAGGATGTTGCCTTTTACTGATATTGGGATTTGTGGGGCAATGGGGATCTCTTGGGGATTTATATTTGCCTTCAAGGTACCTAGAAATAAGATTTTATGGGCAATCATAGGGGATTATTAGGCAATTATCCTAGTAACTATGTAAGTTATTACATTAGTATTTATATTATTGATAAATGCAATAATTCTAGGACATTTTGTGATTTAGGGGTACCTTGATTGCCTTATTAGGTATAGGTTTATATAGGTAAAGGTTATAAGGCAAATTAGGATTATGGCAATCTCCATTCATGGCCTCAAGGATTTAGGTAAATATAATTCAAGGCCCTTAATAACCTACGAAGGCAATTAGGGTTATT